GGATACAAGTATAGAAGACTAGATGGGAAAGAGTTTAATATACCTGCCGAAGATGTGATACATATAAAGTATCCTTGCCCATTAGACGAATACTGGGGACAATCTCCGCTTGGTCCAAGTATTATTAGGGTAGAAACAGAAGAGTGGGCAACTAATTATCAAAGGGATTTTTTTAGAAATAGTGCCAGACCAGATGGAATACTGAAAACAAACGAAGACCTTTCAAAGAAACAATTACAGAACATAAAACAAAGTTGGAATTCAGCATATAAAGGCAGGGGTAATTTTGGAAAAACAGCAGTTTTGTATAAGGGCATAGAATATCAACCAATTAGTATGAGCCAGAGAGAAATGGATTTCATTGAATCAATGAAGTTTACAAGAGATGATATTTTGACTGCTTTCAAGGTTCCGAAACCATTAGTAGCGGTTGTTGATGATGTAAATAGAGCCAATGCTGAAACAGCAATGTTTATTTTCTTATCTGAAACGATTAAACCTGAAATAACAAGGTTAATTGAAAAGTTTAACGAGGAAATGGTATATCCTGATTTTGATGATAGATTATTTTTAGATTTTGATGACCCTACTCCCGAAAATAAAGAAGCAGACAGATTAGAAATTGAAATGAAGGTTAAAAATAAAATAATGACAATCAACGAAGCAAGAGACCATTACAATCTACCGCCGATTGAAGGTGGAGATGCTCTTTATTTGCCAATGCTATACTCTCCAATTGGTGAAAAAATGATGAGCGAAAAAATGGCAAAGTTTAGAGGCAAAGGAATGCTTTATGAGAAATTGAAACTGACAGATAAAATAACCAAAGAAGCTGCTTTATTATCAAAGAAAAACAGAAAAAAGAAATCTCTTATACCACTAATCAAACCAGCAATTAGAAAAACCTATATAGAATATGTGATGAAAAGGATTGACGCAAAGGCAGAATTGGCTAAGAATAAATTAATCAATTTTTTTGGCGAGCAAGAAACAAGAGTATTAGAAGGATTAAAACGATATATCAATTCAAAATCTTACAATCAAAAGAAAATCAGTTTAGATGTGATAATTGATAAGAAAAAAGAACAGGCATTTACATTAGAGTTCATATCTCCATTATTAACTCAGTTATTAAAAATGGCAGGGCAAGAAACATTAGACGATTTGGGCATCAATGAGGGATTTGTTTTAACAGAAAGATTTAAGAAATCTATTGACAAAAGAGCTAAGTTCTTTTCAAAAGAAGTTAATAAAACAACTTTCAAGCAATTAAGAGATACTCTTTCTGAAGGTTTAGAGGCAGGAGAGGGATACATTGCCTTATCTGATAGAGTAAAGAGCGTATACAAGGATATAGGGACTTATAGGGCAGATTTAATAGCAAGGACAGAGTCAACCAACGCTAACAATGAAGGAACGCTGGCTGGATATACTCAATCAGAGGTAGTAAGTCATAAAGAATGGATTGCTATCATAGATGATAGAACAAGACCTGAACACATTGCTCTTAATGGTGAAATAGTGCCAAAAGACGAAACATTTAGCAATGGGCTTATGTTTCCTCAAGAACCAAACTGCCGATGTACAATTGGTCCAGTTATTAAAAAATAATAATAATAAATTATGGAAAACAAAAACATAAGATATAAAAATCTTGATTTCAAAATAGAAGAAGTTGATGAAGTAGAATATACGATAAGAGGAATATTCTCAACAGGAGATAAAGATAAGCAAGGAGAAATAGTTGACCAGAAAGGTTGGGATTTATCAACATTCATAAAAAATCCAGTTGTTTTATTTGCTCACGACCACTATCAGCCAGCAATTGGGAAAGTAATTTCAATAGGGTTGAATATGCAAGAACAATTAGAAGGAGTGGTCAAGTTTGCGGTTGAAGAATATGATTTTGCTAGAACCATATTTTATCTTTATAAGGGTGGGTATATGAGAGCTTTTTCGGCAGGATTTATTAATAACAATATGACGCAGAAAGAAGATGGAACGACTGTATTGCTTGAAAATACATTGATTGAATTGTCTGCTGTAAATGTTCCTGCTAACTCTCTGGCATTGGCAAAATCAAAAGGAATTGATACAAAAGCATTAGAAGAATTACAACAAAGAATAACAAAAAGTCCTGCTTGTAGAATGGAAGGAGAAAGCAAGAAAGAATGTATGGCAAGAAAGATACCAGAAATTATTGATGAAGGATATCCACAAGACCAAGCAGTAGCAATAGCAAGTAGTTTATGTGATAAGAAGTGTAATAAACAAAACGATACAGGTAAGATACTTGAATCCGTAAGGTCAGATTTGGAGAAAGTAAAATCTGACATAGAAAAACTACAAAGGTCGGAACCCAGCAATATTGCTGGCGGGAAAAAGAAAAAGATAATTTCAATTAAGAAGCTGAATAAAATTATTCGCTCTTTATTGAAACTTAAAAAAGAAATAAAAAAATGAAAAAGAAAAAAATAGAAGAAAAAGACATTAAGGAAATTGAGAAAACCGAGGAAGAAGAAGAGGAAGAGGAAGGAGAAGAGGAAGAAGAGGAAGAGGAAGAGGAAGGAGAAGAAGTAATTGACGAAAAGGGTCTTCAATCATTGATTCAAAAGCAAGTTGCCGAAATCTTTGAAAGAGAATCTACTGATATGGCAGAGAAATACGCTTCAAAGATTAAGGAAGCACGCAAAGGAATTCATCAGACCAAAGAAATTAAGAACATAGAAAAAGATAGCAAAGAGAAAATTGCTGACTTTTTCAAAGCTCTTATTAGTGGCAATACGAAAGCATTGTCTACTTCAACTGATGTTAGTGATGTCTCAAAAGCTGGCTACTTGATTCCAGCAGAGTTTCAAGCAGAAGTTTTGAGGGTAATGCACAATGAGTATGGTGTAGCAAGAAGGGATATGAGATACCTGCCCTTTACTGGTCCAGGTGATACAAGGACTATCCCGAAACTTGGAACATCAGTAAGCGTCAATTGGACTAATGAAGGGGGTGCTAAAACCTCTACTCAGCCAACATTTCAATTGGTTACTCAGACATTAAAGAAGTTGTCTGCTATTGTTCCTTTGACAGAAGAATTGTTTGAGGATTCAGCTATTAGTTTAATTCCTCTCTTAACAGATTTGTTTGCAGAGGCATTGGCTAAGGAAGAAGATGCTCAATTCTTTGCTGGAACAGGTTCTCCTTGGACCGGTATTTTGAACAATGGTTCAGTTCAGAGCGTAACTCTGGGTTCAACTGAAACATTTAGCGATCTTAATGCAGATGACCTTCTAGACATGACGGCTAAAATTGCTCCTTCAATGAGGAGAAATGCCAAGTATTACATGCATACAACCGTATTGAATGTGGTTAAGAAGTTAAAAGATAAAGATGACAACTACATTTATGATAGACCAGGTGGACAAGATGCTTCTGATGGAAGGATTTGGGGTTATCCTGTTGAAGTAGTAGATGTAATGCCAGCTATAACAGATACAGCTTCTGGAAAAGCATTTGTAATCTTTGGCGACTTAAAGAAAACTTGTATTTTTGGTGATAAACAACAGATGAGGGTAAAGGTTTTGGAAGAGGCTACTATTACCGACACTGATGGATCTACTCCAATCAATCTTGCTGAACAAGATATGATTGCTTTAAGAATAGTTGAAAGAGTTGGTTATGTTTGTTCTTTGCCAGAACAGGTTTGTGTTTGTAAGACAGCTCAAACAACTTAATGCCTTTGAGAGCAGGGCAAGCAATTGCCCTGTTCAACTAAGATATTAAATTATGGACAAAGCATATACAGATAAAACAAAAATTGAAGAATTGCTAAAAGAGACCATTGATAGAGATTTAGATGATATTATTTTAATGGTTCAGCAATACATTGAGAATAAAACTAACAGGGTTTTTAGTGCTTGTGATACAGCTTCAGCAAGATATTACGATGGAAATGGCAGTGATACTTTGAAAATTGATGAATGTATTGAAATTACAAAAGTTGAAAATGGCGATGATTACTATGGAGATGGTTTTACTGAAATACCTAATACAGGAGATATAAGATACTATACAGAACCTTACAATGAATTGCCTATTGATACATTGAGATTAAGAGGAGAATTATGGACCCCTGGAAAGAAAAATGTAAGAATTACAGCAAGATGGGGTTATAGTGAAGAACCTCCTGACGATATAGTATGGGTGGCAACATATCTTTCAGCTATGTTTTACAAACAACAAACTAATGTAGCAGGCGGAGTTCAGAGTGAAACAATAGGAAGTTATTCTGTTAATTATTCACTTGAAGCTATGA